TGTTATGATGGAGGAGAGCATCAGTGAATCGACAGTTATTGCGGTTCGTTGTTGTTATGTTGCGTGCCGCGTTGCCGTATATAAAAACGACCTACTACCCTAAGCTATAAAAGTCTGCTTTTAGCAAGTTTTATTCCATTCATATAAAAAAAATTCCGCAAAAAATTTTTACCCCCTACAAGGTTGCATGACAAAATCAAGAGGAATTAGAAAACAACATAAAGAAGGAGATATTAAAATTTTTGCTTCAAATAATACGAAGTGGAGATATACAAACGGTAAATGGGTTTATATTAAAAAACCAAAAGATGAGAGGCACCAAGTAAGAAGAACTGAACTTATCAAAAGTCTGTATATGGAAGGTAAGACCTATGATGAGATTACGAAAATTGTAAAGTGTAGTAAAAATACAGTTACAAGATATTGTCAAGAATTAAAATTTAAGTTTCCTCCAATCAAATTACCAGATCATATTAAACCAACAAACTATCCTTATTATTATATTAGCAATGATGGTATTGCATATAGAGAACCCAGACAAATAGATGTATTTGGTAAATATGGTAAAGTCAATGAATATGGTTTAATTCAACTCACTACACATTTAAGAGGAAATCCTAATCATGGAGAAGAGTTTATGTATGATGGCATCAACATATATTTTTATGATAAGACTGGTAAAAATGTAGGATACAAGAAAAGAAACATTCACCAATTAGTTGCAGAGACTTGGATTCCTAATCCACATGAATATAATGAGGTATTGCATGGTAAGAAAGGAAATAGGTGTAACCATGTTGATAATTTAAGATGGGGAACACATGCTGAGAACATGAAAGAGAGTTCTAATACATTACCAGAAGGTGCAATCAGATATCATAATAGAAATGCAACACATTATGATGGTTGTAAACGAAGTCCAACAAAGTATGTCAAGAAAGATGGTAAATGGGTTTTAATTCCGAGTGATAAACCTGTATGGAACAAGGGACTCAGATCAGGAGTTGCAGATGGAACTCTCAAGAAATGCTTAAATGGTTATTGGAAAGTAAAGGAAGATGGTAAGTGGAATCATCTTAAACAGAAAGATTATGCCAAATACAATATAAAAACCGATATATAAAAAAAATTCCGGGTAAAAAATTCTTATGGAAAAGGTTTATCACATCTATGCAAAGAATGAATGTTTATATAATAATTTAAATGAGAAACAATTTAATAAGACATGGGAGACCCTCAAGGGGATGGTTGGTTTAATGCAAACTGATTATGAACTTGAGGATTTGTCATATGAGGAGTTAGTAAAAACCCCTATTGGGGCACATGAACATTCTTACTGATTGACAAGATACATATACACTGATATAATTGATATTGAAGGTTAATTCAAACTATGGCAAAAGGATTCACTGTTAAAGCAAACGCCCCAAGACCAAAGAAAACAGAAGAGTGGGACATTGCAGCAATCAAAGAAAGAATGAAAGGTAAGACAATTGTATTTTGTCTACCAGGTAGAGGATGTTCATTTACATTTCTGAAGAACTTTGTACAACTGTGCTTTGATATGGTACAGAATGGGATGAGTATTCAGATCAGTCAAGACTACTCATCGATGGTAAACTTTGCACGATGTAAGTGTTTAGGTGCGAATGTATTGCGTGGACCTAATCAGATTCCATGGGATGGTAAATTAGAGTATGATTACCAACTATGGATTGATAGTGACATTGTATTTTCTACAGATAAGTTCTGGCAATTATGCGATATGGCAATTGCAGAAGATGGTAGTGAGAGAGAAATCGTTGGTGGATGGTATGCTACTGAGGATGGACACACAACATCTGTTGCACATTGGTTAGAGGAGGATGATTTCCGTAAGAATGGTGGAGTGATGAATCACGAAACTGTCGAATCCATCCAGAAGCGTCGTAAACCATTTACTGTTGATTATACAGGATTTGGATGGGTATTAATTAAGAAGGGAGTTTTTGAGAATCTAGAATATCCATGGTTTGCTCCTAAGATGCAAGTCTTTGAGAGTGGGAATGTACAGGACATGTGTGGTGAGGATGTCTCATTCTGTTTAGATGCAAAAGAGGAAGGATTTGAGATTTGGTGTGACCCTCGCATTCGTGTTGGTCATGAAAAGACTCGTGTTATTTAAGAGGTAAATTATGGCAATTATGAATGGTGGGAATTATGTTCCTGCAAAACCGAAGAAAACTCGTCAAGGAAACTCGCAGAATACTCTCACATCCGCGACTTCTCGTAATAAAGCAAAGAAAAGGTATCGTGGGCAGGGAAGGGGTTAAATAAGTAAAGATACATTAGTTTATAATGGCAGCACTTATTTGCAACCTTCCATCAGTTGAAGTATGGGTAAGAAAAGAGTATCTTACTGATCATCAATCTGGTCATGGTGAATTCGTTAAAGGCGTTTGGGTATCGTGTAAATCGATACCTGGACGCACTTTTTATTTTGAGACATATTTACCTGAATATGCAGCAATGTATGATAAACTACCTATCAGTGCGTTTGTGTCTGCTCCAGAGGCACCTAGCCCTGATATGGACCTTCCTAACTTACAGTTCTGGAACTGTATGGACTATGGTGTTGTAGCAATTACAAAGCAATTTATTGGTTCTATGGACTATGAATTGTATACAAGAGACTTCGGCATCCAGAAAGGTACATATATCTGTACAATAGATAATTATCATCAAGATCCTGAGGTAGTTGATTATGCAACCAGTGAGAATCCTGCAGAACATAAGTCCCATAATCTAATTGAATTAGAGAATGGACAGTATGCATTGTATCCAAACAATAGAATGCGTATTTTTGACAATAGTTTAACACCTGTTGAACCAAAAATGCCTGATTTTAAGGTTTCGACTCAGTATTATCAGGTTGAAAATGGTTTTGAACGACTTGGTATGGGTCGTGAAGATGAATATTTCTGGAAAACAGCAAAAGAAAGAGACGAACAATCAGAAAAAGAGGAAAAATGACTACAGAACACGATTTTTTAGACAACTTAGCAAATCACCAGCATCAAAAAATGCTTCGTGAGATTTCAAACGATGATTTAACCCCTAAAAAGAAAGATTCTATCGAAGAAAATGAATTTTTTGAGAATGAGAGCAATCCAGAACCTCTTTACGAGTAAATAATACTAAAATACCTTGATAAATAAGTTATAATTGCCGTAATTTTGTGCCATTAGAGCGAGTTAGTCAAGGTTTTAAAGATGTAAGTATGACTTTTCAGAAACATCCTCTGACAAATGATATACTTGCACTAAAAAATGAATCTGCGATTGCTCGTTCTGTAAGAAATATCGTTTTTACAACTCCTGGTGAAAAAATCTTTAATCAAGATTTTGGATCTTCTATTAGTAAAGCACTTTTTGAGAATATAAACGATATTTCAGCTAATATTATAAAAGGTGAGATTACCTCATCATTAACAAATTATGAACCAAGAATAAAATTGAAAAAAGTTCAGGTAGATCCCAACTTTGATCAAAATGAATTTAATGTGACTATATTTTATGAAATTATTGGAGCAGATGTTCCAGCACAAGAATTACAATTCGTTTTGCAACCAACAAGGTAAGAAATGCCATTAGCTAATTTTACTAATCTGGATTTTAACCAGGTTAAAACAACACTTAGGGAGTATCTAAAAGAAAACTCCAACTTTACTGATTATGACTTTGAAGGGTCTAACCTTTCATCGATACTTGATGTTTTGGCATATAACACTTATATCACTTCATACAATGCCAACATGGTTGCGAGTGAAGTTTTTATTGATAGTGCGACATTAAGAGAGAATGTCGTATCTTTAGCAAGAAATATTGGATATTTACCTAAATCAAGAAAAGCAGCAACTGGAGTAATTAGTTTCTACGTTGATACTAGCAATATTACTCCAACTCCATCAACTCTTACCCTTAAAAAGGGTCCTACGGCAACTTCGGCAGGTGGATTTGGTAATTCATCTTTCGTATTTTCAATTTTAGAAGATATAACAGTTCCTGTAAACGATGGAATAGCAGAATTTAATAATATTTCAATTTATGAGGGAAGTTTGCTGACTGCTAACTTTACTTATAGTGCAAGAAATCCAAATACAAAATTTATCTTAGATAATATTGGAATTGACACTGAATTATTATCAGTAGTAGTAAGACCAAATCAATCTTCTTCAAGGAGTTTAAAGTATAGTCGTCAAGATAGTTTATTTGAAGTAAATCCAAACTCAACTGTTTATTATCTACAAGAATCAGATGATGAACGATATGAGGTACTATTTGGTGATGGAATCTTTGGTAAAAAACTTGAAGATAATAATTATATTAGTGTAGATTATATTGCATCTAATGGTGATTCGGCAAATGGTGTTGGACAATTTACATTTGCAGGAAGGTTAGTTTATTCAAGAAACGCACAGGAATACATTGTTTCCTCAGGAATATCTCTTGTAACAACTGGATTAAGTGCTAGAGGTGGAGAAGAAATTGAAGGTGTAGAGTCAATCAAGAAATTTGCACCAAGAGTTTACGCATCCCAATATAGAGCATTGACTTCAAATGATTATGAATCATTAATCCCAACACAAATTTATCCTGAAACTGAGTCTATTTCAGTTTTTGGTGGTGAAGAATTGAATCCACCACAATATGGAAAGGTATTCATTAGTATTAAACCAAGATTTGGAGATTTTATTCCAAACCTTATTAAAGAAAATATCAAGAAAAAATTAAAGAAATATTCAGTTGCTGGAATTATACCAGAATTACTTGATCTTAAGTATTTGTATTTGGAAGTAAGTAGTAAAGTTTACTATAATACAAATATGGCCCCTTCGGCAACTTTTGTATCAAGTGTTGTTCAAACTAATGTGACTAAGTATTCAGAATCGACTGAATTAAATAAGTATGGAGCAAGATTAAAGTATAGTAAATTGCTTAAATTAATTGATGATAGTCATAATTCAGTAACTTCTAATATCACTACAATTGGAATTAGAAGAGATTTAAGATTAACCTTAAATACTTTTGTTGAATATCAAATTGGATTTGGTAATCGGTTCTATATTAAATCTATGAGTGGTTATAATATAAAGTCAAGTGGATTTACTGTTGCAGGTATACAAGAAACTGTATATGTATCAGATATTCCAGATACTAATAGAAGGACTGGTACTCTATTCTTCTTTACTTTACCAAGTATAGGATCTCAATCACCTACTATAGTCAAGAGATCTGTTGGATTTATCGACTATGAAAAAGGAGTTATTA